AATTAAAATATTTTCGTCGGTTATCAATTCTTATTATATCGATACTTAAAATTAAATATCCAGAAAAATATATGTGCTTGAAGGCAAATGCAAAAGCATATATTGATGACATTATCCCATTGGAAAAACGTACGGAATATCAAGATATATTGGATGAAAAAAATAAACAAGATCGAAAATATTAATTTATTAAAGTATTTTAAAAAGAGATGATATTATAGAGTGAGATAATATAGTAATTCAAGACCGCACAAAATGTGTGGTCTTTTTCTTATCCCCTTAGCTCAGTGGTAGAGTAATGTCCCAGGTTCGATTCCTGGAGGGGATATTTCCAAAACGAATAAAGAGGTGGTGATGATGCCGAGAAAGCCGGACGAAAGAATAATTCAGGCAAAAGAACTATACCTGAAAGGACTGAAATTAGTTGAGATTGCAAGTCAACTAAATCTTCCAGAAGGAACAGTTAGGCGATGGAAAAGTACTTATAAATGGGATAACGAACGTTCGGATAAGAAAAGCGAACGTTCGAATAAAAAGAAAGGCGGTCAGCCTAATAATAAAAACGCAGAAAAGCATGGTTTCTTCTCGAAGTATCTTCCAGAAGAAACCTTTTCTATTATCCAGGATATCGAGAAGAAAAATCCTCTTGATATTCTCTGGGAGAACATACAGATTGCTTATGCAGCCATCGTAAGAGCGCAGCAGATCATGTATGTAAAAGACCATGAGGATAAGACGATTGAAAAGATAGAGGAAAAAGAGGGAAATGTTATAGGTGAAAAATGGGAGGTACAACAGGCATGGGATAAACAGGCAACATTTTTAAAAGCACAGGCAAGGGCACAGGGAGAATTAAGGTCCTTGATAAAGCAATATGATGAACTGTTGCATAGTAATTATGAATTAGCAACAGAAGAACAGAAGGCTAGGATTGAGCAGATCAGGGCGAAGACGGCAATTATATCTGGTGTGGATGAGGAAGAAACCGAAGATGATGGTTTCTTAGAAGCGCTTAAAGGCGAGGTATCCGGAGTATGGGAAGAAGAGTAAAGAAAGCAGCTTTTAAATTCAGGCCATTTTCCCGTAAACAAAAGAAAATCCTTACCTGGTGGATGCCAGAATCACCAGTTCATGACATGGACGGCATCATAGCAGACGGAGCGATTAGGTCAGGAAAGACAGTTTCTATGTCGCTCTCATTTGCGATGTGGGCAATGGAATCGTTTGACGGTCAAAACTTTGCGATGTGTGGAAAAACAATCGGTTCTTTCAGGCGAAATGTTTTGTTTTGGCTGAAACTGATGCTTAAAAGCCGCGGTTACTATGTAGAAGACCATAGGGCGGACAATCTCGTAATTGTTCGCAGAAATGGAAAGGAAAATTATTTTTATATTTTTGGTGGCAAGGATGAACGCTCACAAGACCTCATTCAGGGTATTACCCTGGCAGGGGTCTTTTTTGATGAAGTTGCCCTGATGCCGGAAAGTTTTGTCAACCAGGCAACAGGACGATGTTCCGTAGATGGTTCGAAATACTGGTTTAACTGCAATCCGGATGGCCCGTATCATTGGTTTAAAACCGATTGGATTGATAAAGCAGAAAAAAAGAAGATAGTATATCTTCATTTCACGATGGATGATAACCTCAGCCTATCGGAGCGGATCAAGAAGAGATACCGCTCCATGTATACCGGTGTGTTTTATAAACGGTATATCTTAGGCCTTTGGGCTGTAGCGGAAGGTATTATCTATGATATGTTCAGTGAAGAAAAGCACGTCATATCAGAGCCGCAGAGCTATGTCGGTAGGAAGTATGTAAGTGTTGATTACGGTACCCAGAATGCAACTGTTTTCTTGCTCTGGGAGAAGAACCGAAAAGGGCAGTGGGTTGCTACAAAAGAATATTACTATTCTGGAAGAGATGAAGCGGAACAGAAAACAGATGGTGAGTATGCGGATGATATGGAAGAGTTCGTCAGTGGGATTGAAATAGAATCAATCATTGTAGATCCGGCCGCAGCTTCCTTTATTGTAGAGCTTAAAAAAAGGGGCTTCAAGGTTAAGAAGGCAAAGAACGATGTTCTTGATGGGATACGTTTTGTTGGAAATCTTCTTAATCTGGGAGCTTTATTATTTTCTAAAGATTGCAAGGAAACGATTAAAGAATTTGGTTCCTATATCTGGGATGAAAAGGCAGTGGAACGTGGAGATGATAAGCCGGTAAAGCAGCATGATCATTGCTTAACGGGCGATACGCTTATAGATACAATTGATGGTCCGATTCCAATAGAAGAACTTGTAGGCAAGACAGGAAAGGTATATTGCTATGATATAAAACGTAACAGAGGAACCATATCGACATTTAAGAAAGTGAGAAAAACAGGAAAAAATGTAGACGTCTATGAACTTATATTACAAGATGGAACATATATAAAAATGACATCAGACCATCTTTTATATACTCAAAGGGGATGGGTGCCATTAAAACAACTTAAGAACAATGATGAAATATTAAAAATAAATCCTTGACAATTATTGCCCGTACATTTATTATAATATTTGTACGGGCAATAATTAGGAGGTGAAAATATGAGTCCAGCAGGAAGACCTAAATCTGAGAACCCTAAAAATGTACGTTTGGAAATAAGACTAACAAAAACGGAAAGTCAACTTTTAGAAGAATGTTCAAGAGAGTTAAAAACGACAAAAACAGATGTCATTGTTAAAGGAATTGAAATTATTCACCAAGGATTAGGTCAAGTAAATAGAAAAAAATAGAGATTCACCCACCGACCAAAGTAGATTGAATCTCTATCACATGAGAAGTTTCCTTCTGCAAATATTATAATGCAGATGGAGACTTCTTTCAAGAGCTAAAATTTGAAAGGAGTTTTTATTATGCCAGTGAAAAATGTAATCAAAAAAACAAAGACTATGATAGGAAAGATTAATCCATATTATGATATGACTAGTTCGAATGTGAGGGAGTTATATGATGCGTATCCAAATCAGCCGTTTGAATTAATATGTTCTAGTTTTAAATTTGGGTATCTTCAGGGAATGAAAGCCGCAAGAGCTGAAATGAAACGGAGGGAAAAATAAATGGCTGAAAAATATCAATTTTTTGATGGAAAAAAGTTCACTAGAGACGATAAAACAGGTTATTATCTATGTTCTACTGGAGATGAAAATAATGTAAGAAAACGGATGCATGTGTATGTATGGGAATACTTTAATGGACCGATTTCTAAAGGATATCATATTCATCATATTGATGGCGATAAAAGTAATAATGATATTCAAAACCTTCAGATGCTATCTGCTACAGAACATGAACGCCTTCATGGTAAAATGTTGACAGAGAATCAGAGAGAGACTTTACGCAAAAATATGGCGAAAGCAACTGTCATGGCGAAAGAATGGCATAATAGTAATGAAGGACATGAATGGCATAAAAAGCATTATGAGCAAATGAAAGAAAAGTTACATATTCCTAAACGGTTTGTTTGCGAATATTGTAATAAAGAATTTGTTAATACACAAATAAATTCGAGGTTTTGCTCTAATAAATGTAAATCCGCATGGAGGAGGAAATCAGGAATTGATGATATTACTAAAATTTGTTTTAAATGCGGTAAAGAATATATTGCAAACAAATATCAAAAAACAAAATATTGTCCACTATGTAAAAATAAAAAGCATTAAGCCTATAGGAAAGGCAGATGTATATAATATGGAAGTTAAAAACCACCACAACTTTAGTGTTTGTGGTGGTTTTATTGTACATAATTGCATGGATGCTGCACGATATTTTGCTTATACCATTATAAGACGGGAACGAAAATGGAGTTGAGATAGATGATAAAAGAATTTATCGAAAGAATAGGGCAGGTGATCAGAAAGATGCTTGGAAGAGAAAAAATAAAAGATGCCATCGGGGTTGAGGTAGCGGTATCTGACAAAATGGCGAACGGGATTGATCTCTGGGCTAAGATGTATAAAAATGAACCGCCCTGGAAGGAAAAGAATACAAAGCTTTGTGGATTGCCTGCTGCTATTGCCGGAGAGTTCGCAAGACTTGTTACGCTGGAACTGAAAACAGAAGTTACAGGAAATGATTTTATCAACGAAGAGTACCAGGCAGTTGTTAGTGACATCCGTAAATATACAGAATATGCCTGTGCTAAGGGCGGGTTAGCAATGAAACCTTATGCATCAGAAGGGCATATAGAGGTAGATATGGTTCAGGCAGACAGGTTCTTCCCTACGAAGTTTAATTCCAGAGGAGAAGTTACGGCAGCGGTATTCGCTGAGAGCTTAACGGTAGGGAAAAAGGTATATACCAGACTGGAGTATCATCAACACGAAGGCACAATGTATCACATAAACAACAAAGCTTTTGTGAAACAGGATCTTGATAATGTTGAGGTTTTGGGGAAAGAAGTTCCTCTTACTGCTGTACCGGAATGGGCTAATCTGCAGGAAGAAGTTACGCTTAAGAATGTAAAGATGCCACTGTTTGCCTATTTCAAGATTCCTAATGCGAATAATGTGGATGATACATCACCTCTTGGTGTTTCTGTATATTCCAGGGCTATCAATGACATTAAAGAGGCGGACAATCAGTGGACAAGACTCCTTTGGGAGTTTGAGGGTTCGGAGCTTGCAATTGATGCAGACATTACCTTGTTTAAAAAGGATGATAAGGGAAATTATGAGTTTCCAAAGGGCAAGGACAGACTGTTTCGCATGATGGACCTTGATGATAATGCCGAGAAATATAAAGTGTTTGCACCGGCTATTCGCGATGAGAACCTTATTAATGGATTTAATGCGATTCTTCGCAGGATAGAGTTTAATGTAGGGCTTGCTTACGGGACATTAAGTGACCCAAATACCGTTGATAAGACTGCGGAAGAGATTAAAGCAAGTAAACAGCGTTCCTATAGTACGGTATCTGATATCCAGAAGTCATTACAGACTGCATTAGAACAGTTAGTATATGCTATGGATGTCATGGCTCAACTTTCTGGACTTTCTGGCAGAAAGAAATACGAGATGAGCTTTGACTGGGATGATTCTATCGTAATTGATAAAGAACAGGAACTTGCCAGTATGCAGCAGGATGCGGTTGCCGGCTTTATCCGAAAAGAATTATACGTTGCAGCCAAGTATGGTGTGTCAGAAGAGGAAGCTTTGAAAATGATGCCTCAGCAGGATGAACGTTTTCAGATAGCAGAAGAATAGGTGGTGTTTTATGCTAGAGCCGGAATACCTTGAAAAATTTTCAGATCAGCTACTTGCCCTGGTTGATACGTTAAGCACAGCGATTATAGCAGATATATCAAAACGTCTTGTAAAAACCGGAGAAGTAACGGAAACTTCAAGACGGCAAGCAGAAATCTTGCAGGGAGCGGGGCTCCTGTATAAAGATGTTCTAAAGCGTGTTTCGCAGGTCTCTGGATATATGAATACAGAAGTCGAAAGAGTTTTTGAGGAAGCGGGAGTAAGAAACCTTAAGAATGAAGCAGTTATTTATAAAGCTGCAGGTGAAAAAGAGATAAAACTTCATCAGTCAGAAACGATGCAGAAGATTCTTGCAGCAAATCTAAGAAAGACAAAAGAAGAGATTAATAATCTTACTTTAACAACGGCTGTTAAAACGCAAAGTGCTTACATAACCGCTTGCAATAAAGCAATGATGAAAGTACAGACCGGGGCTTTTAGTTATGATAAAGCGATTGCGGATGCAATTAAGGAAGCGGCGGTGCAGGGAACCGAGGTTTTATATCCATCCGGGCATGTAGATAAGTTAGACGTAGCAGTAAGGAGAGCCGTTCTAACCGGGGTAAATCAGTCGGCGGCGGAAATGAATCTTCAATATGTCAAAGAGTCTGGCTGTGATCATGTAGAAACAACCGCTCACTCAGGAGCAAGACCAACTCATGCAGTGTGGCAAGGAAAAGTCTTTTGTGTTTCTGGAAAAGATAGCAGATATCCTCCATTTTATGAAAGTACCGGATATGGAACTGGTGCGGGGCTTTGCGGCTGGAACTGTCGGCACAATTTTCATGCGTTCTTTCCTGGAATATCTGCACCAGCTTATTCACAGGAAATGCTTGACGATTATAGTGCCAGAAAGTACGAGTACAATGGTAAAAAATATACAGAGTATGAGTTGAGTCAGATGCAGCGTTCACAGGAAAGAAAGATAAGAGCAACAAAAAGAAAACTTACAGGATATGATGCTGGAATAAAAAATACAGATAGTAATACATTAAAAGCAGAGCTGACAAATAGGTTTGAAAGTGAGTCGGCAGAGTTAAAAAAGCAGGAGAAATCTCTTAAAAAATTTTGCAGGCAAACCGGAAGAAGATATGAGTCTGCAAGGACACAAGTTCATGCAGTATTGGACTCAGAAGGAAATATCGTTGGATTTAATAAAAGCGTTGCACAGAAAGCGGTATGGGCAAGTAAAAGACATACATCTAAGATGCAGATGGTGAAGCAGCTTGATAAGTTGTCGGATGAGGAAAGATTGGCAGTGCAAAGATATACAGGCTTTGCCGCTCACCGGGTAAACCGGGCACTGTATTCCGGCAAGTCGCAAATGATTGAAAAAGAGCGGGAGTATATGAAGGTACTGGATTCCGCGTTAGATAAGGGAGTTATTGAACGTAAGATAGTCGTTCATCGAGATACGATACCGGAATTTCTAAATGTATTCCCAAAAGGATTTAAATATTCTGAGCATGATATGGAGAGATTGGTAGGAAAAACGTTAACTAATATTGGTTATACGTCAACTTCATTTAGGGATATTCAATATGGGGGAAGAAATGTACATCTTGAAATAGAAGTACCGAAGGGATACAGAGGTTGTTTGTACATAGAAAGTCTAGCAATTAAAAAATATAAAAATCAGCAGGAAGTATTGTTTAAAAGAGGTTTTCGCTGTAAAATAAAAAATATCGAAAAGGAAAATGATAGGTATTACATAAAAGCGGAGGCAATCTTATGAAAGAAAAGGGATATTATTATGACGAAAATGGAAAGTATTGTGAAATCGAATTAGGTCCAAGTTTTGATGATTTTCCAGGCATGTTTACCGTTGCAAGTCCGATACCTCTTTGTGATGCTTGCAAGAAGGCAGACTTTGATAGTAATCGCCGCCAAACCTTATGTAAAGCATATGGGAAAATACCAAAGAAATATTTGTCCGCAAAAGATTATAATTGCCCACATTTTGATAATGAAAATAACGGTTGGTACCAGTTGATTAAAGACAAGGTAGAAGGACAACAGAAGAAAGAATAATAAATTTGAATTTAGCACGCTCGATATATCAGGTGTGTTATTTTTATACTCATTTTTAACATGGGGAGAACTCCTGTCAGGGTATGCTCCTGACCTCCCCAAACGAACCACGAGACGTAGTGAAAGGCTGCGTCTTATTTTAGTGATTCAGAAAGGAGAATTGCAATGAATAACTTAATGATTTTTGAAGGACATGATGTGGAAGTGTTTGAACTGAATGGACGGGTGTTATTTAATTCAAAGCACGTTGGAAAATGTTTAGATCTTTCAGAGAGCGCAGTGAGAAATTATCTTGCTCAAATGAATTAGAGGCAGGCAATTATAGTTAAAAACTCAGATGTCCGAGATAAGGACATCCGAAAATTGAATAATGCAGGTGAAAAATTTCTTACTGAATCAGGTGTTTATAAACTTGTTTTCAAGAGTCGTAAGCCAGAAGCAGAAAAATTTAGCGATTGGGTAACGGATGAGGTTCTCCCACAGATTCGCAAAACAGGTTCTTATGAAGCTCCAAAGAAAAAGAATGGCGGGAAAGAAAAGCTCTCTTCTGTTAATCAGATGGCAAAAAATATCAGTGGTCTGTTAGGTAAAGCTGGTGTGGATGATAAGTTCATTGCAGCGGAAATTGTAAGGATTTACACAGATAACGGTTATCCGGTTCGTTCTCCGATAATAACAGAAGATAACAAACTTTGGGATTGTACCTCTATCGCAAAAGAACTTGGAATCATGTCGATGAACGGAAAGCCGCACGATAAAGCGGTAGCGGCGATCATTCAGAAACTTGATTTGTTTACAGATGAAATTGTTAGAACAGCATATAGCCGAAATGGACACGATGGAATTACCGTGCAGTATAAGGAAAGCGTATTTGCAAAAGTGAGAGAATGGTTAGAAGAAAACGGATATCCTGCAGTGATTGAGTATCAGTTGGCAAACGGAAACGTCAATGGCTGCAAGGTTATTTATAATTTTTAAGAAAAGGAAGGTAAGAGAACATGAAGAAATTATTTATTAGTCAGCCGATGAGAGGCAAATCAGATCAGGAAATTTTAAGAGAAAGAGAAACGGCAATCAAGAGTGCTGAGAAACTCGTAGGTGGACCAGTAGAAGTAATTGATTCCTTTTTTCAGTCAGCTCCAGCAGACGCTAAGCCATTGTGGTTCTTGGGAAAGTCACTCGAACTTTTATCTAATGCAGATATTGCATATTTTGCAAGCGGATGGGAAGAAGCGCGGGGATGCAAGATTGAGCATGATTGTGCAATTGCATATGGAATTAAAAGTATTGAATCATAGGAGGTGATCCAAATATCTCCCACCAGCAGGGTTAAGCTGGATATTGGTCAGAAGATGAGACCTTAAACAGTCGGTTCGTGGCGGTTGGTTACACGCCTAAAACAACCTAATACGAAAGGAGCAGGAGACATGAAAACAGAATTTTTAAAGAGCCTTAATCTTTCGCAGGAAGTAATTGATAAGATTATGGCCGAGAACGGGAAAGACATTGCAGTAGAACAGAAAAAAGCAGAAAAAGTTATCCAGGAAAGAGACAGCTATAAGTTAAAGGCAGAATCTCTTGAAACACAGGTAAACGATGCCAATACCGAAATCCAGAAGTTTAAAGACATGGATATTGATGGAATTAAAAAAGCAGCGGATGACTGGAAAGAGACGGCAGAAAAGGCAAAGGCCGATGCGGATAAACAGATTTCCCAGATGAAATTTGATTATGCATTATCCGCAGCATTAACTGGAGCAAAAGCCAAGAATGCCAAAGCTGTCAAAGCACTTCTCGATATGGATGGACTGAAATTCAACGATGGAAAAATTGTTGGACTGGATGAGCAGCTTGCTCAGATTAAGGCAGATAATGATTATCTGTTTGAAAGCGATGAGCCGGCACCAGAGTTTGTAAAAGGGACAAACGGTGGTTCTGGCAGTGTCGGAGGAAAGAAACCGAGTGAAATGACATATACCGAATTGTGTGACTATATGGCACAGAATCCGGGAGCAGAGATTTAAAAAAGGAGTAGAAAATGGCAGGAGAGAAATTTGATTCAAAAAGTTTTAATCCTCAGGCTTTTGGAGCCTATACAGAGAGGATTCCGAACTTAAAGAGAAACGAACTGATTAAATCAAAAGCTTTAAAAGGCAATCAGGATATCAAGCGTACCTTTAATTCTCAGACAGGAACCGTTTATGCAGTTCTTCCAATGCATGGACTTATTGGTGGTACTGCACAGAACTATGATGGTGAAACAGACCTTGAATCCGAAGGAACAGAGACATTTGAAAGAGGGGTTGTCGTTATTGGCCGTATGAAAGGTTGGACAGAGCGTGACTTCTCCGAGGATGTAACAGGCGGTGTCAGCTTTATGGATAATGTAGCGGCACAGGTAAGCGATTATAAAGCAGACCTTGATCAGTTAACCCTGACAAAGATTTTAACAGGAATCTTTGCAATGACAGGAAAAGATGACAAAGTATTTGTTGATGAACATACTACAGATATTACAGGAGTAACCGCAACGGATAAAGATGGTAATGTCAAAAATGTTGTGCAGGCAGATACATTAAATACTGCGATTCAGAAAGCGGCCGGAGACAATAAGTCTAAATTCACGATGGCTATCATGCATAGTACTGTGGCAACCAATCTTGAAAATCTGAAACTGTTAAAATACATGACACAGACAGATGCAAATGGAGTTGAGAGAGAATTAACCCTTGCAACATGGAATGGCCGCTTAGTTTTAATTGATGATTCTATGCCAACAGAAGATGTTCCAGAAGTAGAGGAAAGCGGAACAAGTGGAAATCCAGGATATATTCCAGCTCAGCCTGCTTACACAAAATATACAACTTATGTATTAGGTGATGGAGCGTTTGATTATGAGGATATCGGAGCAAAGGTACCATATGAAATGTATCGTGACCCAAAGAAACATGGCGGCGAAGATACGCTTTACATGAGACAGAGAAAAGTATTTGCGCCTTATGGAATTTCCTTCACAAGAAAATCTATGGCAGCAAAATCTCCTACGGACGATGAACTTGCGAACGGAGCAAACTGGGAACTTGTAAACAATGGTAAAGCTGGTTCTGCAAAAAAGACAATCAAACATAAGGCAATCCCGATTGCAAGAATCATTTCGAGAGGATAGGTGGCGACTCCATGGTAAGATATGCAGATCTTGCATTTTACATGACAGAGTACGGCGGTAATATTATCCCAAACGAACAGTTCCAGCGTGTGATCACAAGGGCAAGCACATATATTAAGGCGATTACTTTTTCAAGAGTGGATGAAAACAATATTCCAGAGGAAGTGAAAGCTGCAGCCTGTGCAGTTGCGGAAGTTATTTATAAAGCTGAAAGCTCTACGGAAGGGGAAAAGAAGTCTGAAACGGTTGGAAAGTTGTCAGTTTCTTATGTAACAGAGCAGGCAGACGGTCAGATTAAAGAAAAAGTTCTTCGTAAAAAACAATATGCTGCAGCATATCCTTACCTTGCCACAACCGGATTGTTATATAGGGGGTGTTTCTAATGATCACTAACGCTTCTGTGACGATTTATAATAAAGTCTATGACAGAGACGAAGGAAGCAATAAATATTACCGGACAGTACTTAAAGGAGTGAACTGGCAGGATGCAACAAAGGTCCTGCCATCTGATACTGGAGTAGTAAGTGCCGATGTAGCAGAGGTGTATATTCCGTTTCTGATTGATACAGAGAAAAAATATTGTTCTCCGGTTAATTTTAATTCAGAGCAGGAAAAGGATAAATTCTTCACACTTGCTCCAGAGGATATTATTGTTAAAGGAGTTGTCACAGACGAACTTACAAAGCAGAAAGATGTGGAACACCTTAAAGATAAGTATGGCAGCGTAAGGGTAATTGCTGTTATAGAAACTAACGATAACGGAAGCCCTACGATGCAGCATTGGAAGGTGACAGCAGAATGAGGGTAAAGGTTCGGTTAGACCCTGCTAGTGCAATATTGGCAAAAAGAAAGCTTGGAAAAGGCGGGCAGGCACAGAGGTATATGGTAAGCGAGGTAAGGCGCAAGACAGACCCTTATGTTCCGTTCCTTAATGGTCCGCTTAAAAATACAGCCGTAGAACATGAAAATTCTATCGAATATGTTACTCCTTACGCTCGTAGACAGTATTATGAGCATAAAGGCGATGGCTTAAGAGGAAGAGAATGGGATAAGCGAATGTGGGCAGACAGAGGCAAGGAGATTACCCAGAGTGTGGCTGATTATATTGGAGGAAAAGCAAAATGATGGTAATGGAAGCGGTGCGGGAGATTGTAAAGAAATGCCCGTATCTTGATGAATATTATAAGAGCCTTTCCGTAGACAGACTTGGAAAGGATAGCACGAGCTATTCGATTGATTCTGTTCCAGGACAGCAGGTTACTAAGAGAGACATTGCCGGGAATACAACGCGGCAGTGTCTTTTTAATTTTTCCAGTCGGGAGCTGTACACAGAAGAAGTGCGTCAGAATCTTGATAATATCGGATTCTATGAACATTTTTCAGACTGGTTAGAAGAGGTATCTGAGGCAGGAGATTTTCCGGAATTGGATGCCGGCAAGACAATTAAAAAAATTGAAGCAATCACATGCGGCTATGTGTTTGATACGGAACTTGACAAGGCAAAGTATCAGATACAGTGCAGGATTATTTATAAACAGGAGGCTAGAAGATAATGGCGAATACAAGTAAAGAAGTAAAACAGAGATACCAGGAAGCGGCATATATCGAAGTTGGAGAAGCTTATGAGTTAGCCGGCACAGGTTTTGAAAAATTAGATGAAGAGCCGGGGGCACAGACTTCTTCAAAGAAGTATATCAATGATAAATCCTCTACTTCCTCTATTACATCTTATGAAGGAACGCATCCGTTTACAGCGGACCAGATTCTTTCAGAAAAGGTAATTGAGGATTTTGTATCTATTGGAAAGTTAAGAAAGACGGGAGGAGATGCGGAACGTTCTTTAGTGCGTGTTGATTTAGATAAACCAGTAGAATCAAAAGAAAATACTTTTGAGGCAAGGTGTTTTAATACTGCAGTGGAAATTTCCTCTTTTGCAGATAATGACGGAGAGCTGCAGGTAGAAGGTACACTTCACGATAAAGGTGACCCAGTAGAAGGTACATTTAATACGGAAACAAAGACTTTCACACCAAAAGCATAGGAAAGGAGAAGGCAGCATGAATAAGACATTTCAGTGGAATGGAGAGAAGTTTTATTTCTCGGCATTGGAAGCAGAGACAACAAGAAAATTTATTCCCGAAGCAACAAAAACAGCAAAAGCACTTGAAGACTATGAAAAAGATGTTGTAGGAGTAGGGAATCTTCTTAGTGCAGATGATATTATTGCAGAATGCAAAATTATTGATGCTTTTCTTGATACTATATTAGGAGAAGGAGCCGTCGAGAAGATGTTTAAAGGATATGACCTGGGAGAACGTGTAGCGGCAACGCAGAAGCTGACACGTTTAAACAACGCACAGGTTAAAGAATATGGAGAAGCCGCAAGTAAAGGTCTCTTTGCATAATTATGAATATCTTAATGGACAAGCCGCCAGAGCAAGTTGAGGTAGATGGAAAATTATATAAGATAAACTCTGATTTCCGAACTTCGATTCAATTTGAAATATTGATGCAGAAAAAAGAACTTACAGAGAAACAGAAAGAATTTGCAAACGAGCTTTGTTTGTTGGATAAGGAAATGGACAGAGAGACAGCCGAACTACTTGCAAAGTATAAAGATGGCTTAGAACTTTACTATCCAGAGATTCCGAATGACATCAACGAAGCAATCAATGCGATGCTGTGGTTCTATGAATGTGGAAAAGAAAACATTGATAAAAAGAAGTCGAAAAAGTCGGGCAGCGGAAAAAAGATTTATAATTATAACTATGATGCAGATTATATTTATGCAGCTTTCTTTGAACAATATCATATTGATTTAGCAGAGCAGGAACTTCACTGGTGGAAGTTCTCTGCTCTTTTTTCTGCTCTTTCTGAGGACTGCATGATAAGCAAGATTATAACGTATCGCGTAATCGATACGAAAGGAATGGAGAAAGAACAGAAAGCATTTTACAACCGGATGAAACGGTTGTACCAACTTCCGGAAGACATTTCAGAGGAAGAAAGAGAAAGACAGGACAAGATCACGCAGGCACTTCTTGGTGATGGTGATCTGACAGGAATTTTATAAGGGATGGAGCTGCAGCCCTAAGGAACGTGCAGTGTGAACATGGATGACAGACGCAGACGAATTTTATAGGAGGTTTAGCTATGTCTGCGGATGGACATATTGAGATTGAAGTTGAGCTTAATTCTGAAAAAGCAGAAAAGGAGCTTGATAGTTTAAGCAAAAGCCTTGAAAAAGACACTGCACAAGCTGCAAAAAAAGCGGAAAGTTCTGTTAAGCAGTCAGTAAAACAGATAGAAACTTCTGCGAAACAGGCTTCCAAGCAGACAGAAAGCTCTGCGAAACAGGCAGGACAGGAAGTAAAAAATACAGCCAGTTCTGCGAGTAAACAGGTGATTGATTCTACAAAAAAGGCAGAAGAAGAAGTAAAGAAATCAAGTAAAAGAGTAACAGAAGAAGAGAAAAAACAGTATAAGGAACGGGAAAAGACCAGAGAATCCAGTAAACCAGAGTCGGATCCAAGCAAGCCTTATAAAGAATCTTCTGAAAAGGCTACACAGTATTGGACGGGTGCCGGCAGCAAGATAAAAAGTATTGTAAGTACGATTACGGCTGCTACTGGTGCTGGAGCAGTTGCCGCCGGCACAGCTGCTATTAATGCGGGAAAGTCTTTTGAAGCTGGAATGAGTGAAGTGCAGGCAATCTCTGGTGCTTCCAGAAAAGATTTAGAAGCATTAACGAACAAGGCGAAAGAAATGGGGGCTACAACAAAGTTCTCTGCTACGCAAGCTTCAGAAGGACTTAAGTATATGGCTATGGCTGGCTGGAATTCACAGCAGATGATTGATGGTCTTCCTGGTGTCATGAACTTGGCAGCGGCTTCTGGTGAAGACCTTGGAACGGTTTCTGATATTGTGACAGATGCCCTCACAGCTATGGGATTAAAGGCAGGTGATAGTGCTCACTTTGCGGATGTATTAGCAACAGCGGCAAGTAGTTCTAACACAAATGTGGCAATGATGGGGGAAACCTTCAAATATGCTGCACCACTTGCTGGAACACTTGGATACAACATAGAAGATTTATCTCAGGCAATCGGATTAATGGCAAATGCAGGAATCAAGGGAAGCCAGTCAGGTACATCTTTAAGAAGTATACTTACACGCCTTGCAAGCCCTCCATCCGATGCGGCGAAAGCTATGGAAAAGTACGGAATTTCCATTAAAAACTCCGATGGTTCCATGAAATCCCTTATGGAAGTGATGGAAAACATGAGGGATTCGCTACAAGGACTTCCGGAAGATGAGAAAGCCGCCGCCGCTTCTGCACTTGGCGGCCAGGAAGCAATGTCTGGATTGCTTGCAATCATAAATGCAAGCGAGTCAGATTTTGATAATTTATCAAAAGCGATTGATAATGCATCTGGAGCGGCACAGGATCAGGCCGATATCATGAATGATAACCTACAGGGGGCATTATATGAATTAGGCTCTGCTGCAGAGTCGGCAGGAATCGAATTATATGATAATATCAAGAATCCTGCTAAGAAAGCTGTTAGAGCTGCCGCGACAGAGATTAGGAGTTTATCGACCACGATAAAAGACAACGGCATTGAAGCGATTATCCCAGAAGAAACGATTACGACTGTGAAAAACTTAGGCACTACTGCAAAGGCTGTTGGTGCTGGTGGTTTAAAAGTTCTTGGAGGAGCAGCGCAGTTTGCCGGTGAAAATATTCAGACTGCACTTCCAGTAGCAGCTAGCTTGTTGACGGTTGTTAAGGGGTATACGGTCGTAAAGACGATTTCTACTGCTTTTGCGGAGACGCAAGTTGCTATGGCTGGCGCAAGCACGGGAATGACGATTCTTGGAACAGTTGTGAAGTTGTTCACAGGAGAAGCATTGGCAGCCACTACAGCAACAGGGCTTCTTTCTGGAGCGATTGGTGTATTGGCGAATCCTATTGCATTAGCAGTTGTTGCCGGTGGAGCATTAACGGCCGGAATGGTTGCTTATACTTTAACACAGAAAAAAAGTACAACTGAAGCAGACAAGTTTGCACAGTCTTGCAAGAAATTGAAAAAGGAACAGGATGAAGTAGCAAGTTCTATTCGTTCCATGCATAAAGATAATGCGAAAAATGTCAATGATGTAAAGACCCAAGGAGTTCAGGCAGATAATCTTCTCTCTAAATTGAAGAGTCTGATTGGTGTACAGGAAAAGAATGCTGGAACAAAACAGCAGATAAAAAGTACAGTACAGCAGTTAAATGATATCTTACCGGATTTGAATTTACAATATGACGAGCAGAAAGATAAGCTGAATCAATCCACTGCGGCAATCAAAAGAAACATTCAAGCTTTAAAAGAGCAGGCAATGGCAAAGGCATATCAGTCAGGAATGGAAAGTGCAGCAGAAAAAGTTGCAGAGGCTGAGGTAGCTAATCAGAATGCGACAGAGAAGTATACGGAAGCACTTGAAAAGAAGAATGCAGCGCAAGAAAAATTTGATAAGCTTGAAAAAGAAAAGGGACTTGGAAGTGGAAATAAAGAGTTAGCTAAAGCCGCAGAAGATTTAATGAAATATGAGAAGAGCCTGCAAACAACAGAGAAGGCTCTTGATAAATCAGAAAAGAATCTTAATGCAGCCAACAAAGAACTCACAACATATTCTGATAAATTTACAACCCAGACAAATTATAGTGATTTTCTTTCTAATTTAGACAAACTTGCGAAAGATGCTGGAATAAAAGCAAAGAAAATTCCAGAGACAGTATTAGAAAATATTAAAGCTGGAAACTATAAAGCTCCAACTACGGGTGACGGTTTAAAAAGGCTTATTAATCTTGACGGATTGATTCAACAGGCACAGGAAGCCGGAATAGAAATTCCTCAGTATTTATTGCAGGGTATTTCAGATGGCTCGATAAACTTTCAATCAGCGATTAATCAGATGAACACGCTTCTGGATTTTAGCAGTGCAGCAGAAAAAGCTGGCATTTCTGGAAAAGAAATTCCGGAAGAACTAGCTCAAAGTATCATGCAAGGCAAAATCAGTGTTGATGAGGCAATAAATCAACTGCTTAGCGGTTCTGGTGTAGCATCGACAACACAGGCAGAGACACTGACAAAAGAAAAAGCGACTAAGATTAAGAAGAATGTTGAAGATATTGGAAACGGCAAGATTAAAGGGATAAATACCTCAGCTTATACTTCATCGCTTAATACAGCGAGTCAGAAAGCAAAAAGTACCAAAAAAGAGATTGAGAAAAATAGCAAGTTAAAAGCAACCAATAATAGTGCTGCAGCAAAAAGTACTTATAAATCTGTTACAGACGAAGGTAAGAAGGCGGTAAGCACTGTAAAGAAGACAGGAAAAGAGATTGGAAAAGGCGGAGCAACCAGTGTGGCTTCTACAACTTCGCAGTGGAAATCTGCTGGTAGTAAAAATGCTAAGTCATATATTTCTGGTGTAGCATCCCAAAAAGGAGCGGCTCAAAAAGCAGGAAAAACGCTATCTACTTCTGCAAAGACAGGTGCAAGCTCTGGAAAAGCTGGTTTTGTGTCAGCCGGAAGAAATATGGCTGGCGGTATCGCATCCGGTATTCATTCAGGGACTCCATTTGTAACGGCAGCGGCCAGAAGTGCAGTAAGAGCAGCCGTAGCAGCGGCGAAAGCTGCAGCTAAGATTAAATCACCATCCAGGGTGATGAAAAATGAGGTCGGCAAATACTTACCCCTCGGCATGGCAGCAGGTATTAAGGATAATACCGATTCTGTAGTTAATGCATCAAGAGCAATGTGTGCCTCAGCTCTAACAGCTTCTGCAGATGAACTTGATATTCATTCTCCTTCTCGGAAGTTCAAGAACATTATCGGAAAGAATATCCCGAAAGGCATTGCAAAAGGTGTAAGAGAATCTAAAAGCGAGCTTGTCGGAGAAATGGAAAGTGTTGTGAACGAAGCACTTAGTGCGGCACAAAATGCTTCTAAAAGCGGAAAATATTCTGAAATAGGAAGCAATCTGCTGTCTGGATTATCTACATCGCTGAGTACATCAAAGTCTCGTTCTTCTGAAACAATACAGGAAATTATTGATCAACAGCAAGAAAGTCTATCTAATGCCAATCAGAAGAAAGAAGAGGCGCTTCAAAATAAAATTGATAAGCTAGGAAGCAAAAAGGCAAACAAGAAGAGAAAAGCCGCATTAAAGAAAAGGCTCAAGCAGATGAAAGCTGCAGATAAGAAACAGGAGTCACAGCTTAAAACGGCCGGAGAAAAGGCGGCAGCGGCTTATAATGATGCCTTCGAGAAAGAATCTACCCGTATTACCAAGATTGCAGAAAAGAGTATACAGGAACTTTCTGAGACATATCAGACTAAATACAATGATATCAAAAGCAAAATGGATACTCTCACAGAAAAACAGCGATCCTGGGGAAATGTCTATGATTTGAAACAGAACATTGCAGATATCAAACGGTATCAGACCAATTTGAAAGCTCTTGAGAATAAGATTCCAGAATCCATGATGGATAAAATCTTAGGAATGAATATGGATGAAGCGACAGCCTATATGGACTGGTTCCAGGGAATGACATCTGCAGAACAAAAAGCATACTTAAATGATTGGAATACGATGTATTCTTCTTCAGAGACTTTTTCAAAGAACTTCTTTTCAGATGATTTTGGTAAGATTCAGAAAGAATATCAAGACAAATTAAAAAAAGCAACAGATGATCTACAGGCAGAGATGAACCAGATTGGAACAAATATTGCGAAAGGACTTACTGCAGGAATGGATAGCGAGTCAAGAAACCTTTCAAAAACAATAAAGAAAATCTGTGCAAACCTTGTAAAGACTGCAAAAAAACAGCTGAAAATAAAATCTCCATCAAGGGTATTTAAGCGGATTGGTGTTTATAACATACAAGGAGCCGAAAAGGGACATGAAGCAGAAGCTCCGCGACTTTACCGTCAGGTTGAAAATGTATCAGAGACCCTTGCAGAGCGTTTTGCAAAGGCAAACTTAAAAGTATCTCTTCCGGATATTGCAGGTCGAACACAAGCGGCTTTATCGAGACAGGTATCAAAAGTATCTGCAAGTATTCAGCCGCAGCTTACAGCGGCACTGGCAGGAGATGCAGGTCAGACAATTTACAATGGACCAGAAAAGATTGAGCTTGTGACTAATCTTGATGGACGGGAGATAGCGAGGACTTCGGTGCCTTATATTGATGCGTACTTAGGAAATATGGCAGCCAGAAAAGCAAGAGGGGGCGTTTAAAATGTACAGAGGAAGCTTAGGTGTGCAGATTGGAAACAAACATACCCTTAAGGACTGGGGACTTGGTTGGACAAAAATTACTCTTGGTTTTCCAGAGGCAAAAACGTATGAGCAGGATATTCCGGGAATGGACGGGGTGTTAGATTTTACGGAATCTCTTACTGGAGGGGATGTGAAATACAAAATCAGAACCCTTACTCTTGAATTTGAAACCCCTGAACAGGACTATTACGATTGGGGTATTAGAATTTCAGAGATAGCAAATTACTTGGCCGGAAGAAAATATAAGATAATCCTGGATAATGACCCGGATTTTTATTATATTGGAAGGCTAAATGTTGAAGTCGAAAAATCAGACAGGGTAGAAGGAACTCTTACCTTGTCTGGGAGCGTTGACCCGTATAAATACGAAAAGTTTTCTAGTCTTGAAAATTGGGAATGGGATACTTTTAATTTTAGAACGGGCATCATCCGAAATTATAAAGATATTGTTGTGGATGGTACATATAAACTTGTAATACCAGGCAGAAGAAAAAGAATTGTGCCGGTAATCTCTTGCAATACAGCTATACAGGTATCTTATGAAGGGGTAATCTATAATCTTTCACCTGGCAAAAACAAAGTTTTTGGTATTTGTATCAAAGAAGGGGAAAATATCCTTACTTTTTCTGGAAAGGCTACTATTTCGGTCGATTATAGAGGAGGGCTGCTGTAATGTATCGCATTTATTGTGATGATAAAACGCTGCATGATGTGAGAGACGAGGAGTATCAGCTTATAACACCAAAAATCTCTCTTGAACTTAATAAGACAGGGAGTTTTGAGTTCGGCATACTCCCTTCTCATCCTCATGTAAACGATATAAAGAAATTGAAATCTCGATTGAAAGTATATGATGTTGACATATCAGATAGTGGGGAGGCTTCAAGATTGCTATATTGTGGCCGTTCCATTACTGATCAGCGAGACTTTGAATATACTGGTCGGATTACATGCGAAGGAGAGTTATCTTATTTACTTGACACAATTCAGCGTCCACACACTTATGGAAGCCAGTCGGGAGAAATTCATAAGGCAGATACTAATATTGTAATTTTTAAACGATTAATAGAAGAACATAATTCTCAAGTAGAAAAAGAAAAGCAGTTTGAAATAGGAATTGTTGATATTGATTCAGTAGAAATTAAAACTTTGGCGACAAACTATGAAACTACCTGGGATTTTATTAATACGAATTTTCTTGAAAAATACGAAGGTTATCTTAGGGTGCGCTATGAAAATAATGTTCGTTACCTTGACTATGTGAAGCAATACGGAAAAGTCAGTACGCAGGCAATCCGATTCGGAGAAAATCTTCTTGATTTTCAGAAGTATGTAAAAGCAGAAGACATTAAAACGGCAATTATTCCAATTGGAGCTCCGATTGGTGCAAATAATGTAACAATCAAGACCGCGGAAGGACACGATGGAACGGACTATATTTACAGCCCAGAGGCAGTTGAGCTTTATGGGTGGATATGTGATAAGGTGGATTTTCCCGATATTAATAATCCAAACACCCTCCTAAAAAAAGCACAGGAATATCTAAACAAGTGCATTAATCTGACAACTACGATTGAACTGACAGCGGTGGATTTGCATAAAATTGATGTGGAGATTGATGCCATAGGCTTGGGAGATTTGATTCCTTGCGTGTCAACGCATCATAATCTGTTAAGCACTCCGGGAGACAAATCTACATATTATCTCGTTAACAAATACGAGATAGATTTGGAAAATCCTTCAAATACAAAAATTACGCTTGGAAAAACACTATCCACACTTTCAGAAAAAACTTTTTCCAATGAAGTTACATTTGAAAAAAGTGTTCTAATTATAAATAACAATGTAGAAAAAGTAAGAGAAACGGCTAGCAGAGCAAACGACAAGTCAGACATAGCGATATCTATCGCGCAATCGAAAGATATAGAAGCGATAACAAACTTGGAACTAGACGAAATATGTAAATAAAAAACGATGAGGTGATAAAATGGCTTATTTAGACAATAATGGTGTTACCTACTTGTGGAATAAAATCAAAGCACTTTTCAATAAAGGTATCACTAATTTATCAGCAAACGGAAGAACCATCACATTCACGAAAGGTGATGGAACAACTGGAACGATTAACACGCAGGACACAAATACCACTTACGGTAATTTTAAAGGTGCAACAGCGTCGGCCGATGGCGGGAGCGGCTTAGTACCTGCTCCAACAAAAGGAAATGAGGGTAAGTATTTAAAAGCTGATGGAACCTGGGGGACACCTGCAAACACCACATATGCTGACATGAAAGGTGCAACAAGTTCCACAGCAGGTACGCATGGTCTGGTACCTGCACCGGCGGCAGGTAAACAGTCACAGTATTTACGGGGAGATGGAACCTGGGCTACCCCTACAAATACAACCTATTCTGATGCGACACAGTCGGCACACGGTCTTATGAGTGTTGATGATAAAAAGAAATTGGATGGTATCGCGAGTGGTGCGAACAATTATGTTCATCCAACTTCGAGTGGTAACAAACACATCCCATCAGGTGGTTCAGCTGGTCAAATCTTACGTTGGAGCGCAGATGGCACAGCTATTTGGGGCGCGGATAACGATACCACTTACAGTGATTTTAAAGCCGCCGCAAGTGGTGACGCAATGGGTACTCATGGACTTGTACCGGCACCAGCGGCAGGACATGAGACTATGGTGTTATTCGGGAGTGGCTATTGGGGTAGCTTACAAACGAGGGCTTACAATCCCTCTGCGGATAAATGCGGCTTCTGGATTACGAGGGATGAAGGTGAGGCGGCCGTAGATTTATGTGGGTTTGTCTTTAGTGGGGCAACTAGTAGTGCGGCCGGTGTTATGAGTGCGACCGATAAAAGTAAGCTCGATGCGTTACCGACAAACGCCACCTTGTCGAGTACATACGCTAAGAAATCAGAAATCACAAATATGTATAAATATTGTGGTTCAGTAGCTTCTTCAGACAAATTACCAACAACCGGACAGAGAGTTGGTGATGTTTACAATATTGAGGCGGCTAGTAAGTACGGCGGGGCAGGTATGAACGTAGCTTGGAATGGTACCGCATGGGACCCGCTGGGCGAAATCTTTACAATCACAGCTATTACAAACGCGCAGATTGACGCTATTTGTGTATAAAATGAGGTGGGATTATGGGCTATCTGGATAACGACGGTTTGGCGAGATTGTGGGCGAAAATAAAAAATTACATTGACGCTCATTCATCTGGCGGGGTTACGCTCGATAAAGTATACCCCGTAGGTAGTATTTATATGAGTGTAAATAACACAAACCCCGGAACGCTTTTCGGTGGCACATGGGTAACGTGGGGAGCTGGTCGGGTACCCGTGAGTGTAAACACATCGGACGGTGATTTTTCAACGGTTGAAAAGACCGGCGGTGAGAAAACACACACATTATCAATTAATGAAATGCCGTCACACAAACATTCTACAACAGTTAAAGTTACAGGAAAATCACTTACAGGTACAGTGCATAATTTTGCAGGGCAGAGTGCAAGTTGGGGTCCGGGGAACACGGTAAGCGGCATATGTAGTGCATCAGGTGACGATACTGCTTTTTATCCGAGTGGTACAAGTAAAACAACAAAATACAAAGACGGATTTAAAATTGATGCAACGCATAGCCATGCGGCAAGTGCAACGATGGAGAATGCAGGAGGCGGTAATGCACACAACAATATGCAGCCGTACATTACTTGTTATATGTGGAAACGTATAGAGTAGAAAGGAGAAAAGATGGGACTTATAAATGAGTATCTGAAAAAGATAAAAGAAGCCGTTTACGGAGAAGAAGTAAGAGATAGTATTCATGATGCGATAGAACAATGCTATAAAGATGCGACTGGGCATCCAGATTCGGTTGCGGCAACAGTCAAGGAAATCAGAGAGGTATCTGCAAATCTATCAAAAGAAACCGCCGACCGTAAGGCTGAGGTAGGTATAGAACGGAAAAGAATTGATAATCTTGTTAAGGACACTACCGATAATGTTGTAGAATATAAAGCCGATAATTTTTTAATGTCATGTAAAAGTGATGCGCAGGCATCTACTGCAGAGACAACTTTAAATGTTTTTAAAAACATTAGTTCTAAATCTGAAAATTTAGGAAATTTCATAACAATTTCCAGTGATTCAAAGATTCAGATTAAAAAAAGTGGGTTGTATTCATTTGATTGTAAAGTTCAAGTTACCGGCGTAAATGCGTCCACGGGTAGACAATATGCAAGGTTAAAAATTAATGATGTACAAAAAAACGAATACATGATTAGTTTAGTGGGAGAGACTGACGAAGAATTTACAAATTTTATTGTTAGCTTAAATGAGGGTGATACGATTTCTTTCACTGGAGAAGCCGATTTTGATGATACGTGGATAACACTTTATACGACTATACACATATTAGATTATGACGGAAAAGTAAAAATTCCAGATATTACAAAAGAAGTATCGGATATTAGAGTCGGTGTAGATGGCACAACGTATGACACTGCGGGAGCAGCAGTAAGGGGGCAGATAAAAGGATTGACTGACATAATAGATTTGACTTTTGCGTTAAGTTCTTCAGTTTTAAAGAGCACTACTTTTAGTGTGAAGACCTCAAGAAAGTTAGCAATTATTATTCCGGAAGGGGTGATAGTCTATTATTATTATAGACCCGGAACCGCAGTAGCATATAAATATTCAGAAGGGAAAATACAACGGTTTAATCTTAATGCGGGTGAACAACAACATTTTGAAATACGGAGAGAGTCTAAGGATATCACTAGTAAAACATACCTAGAACTAATGTTAATCCCAAGAATTTTATAGAAGGGGGGATGAAAATGCAGCCGGTATTACACTTTGTTGTAAATAATCAGATTATTACCAGGACAGATACTTTCGTGCCGGTTCGTAACAGTAGAAATTATTTGTATGCAGAATTTGAGTTTCTGACGGATGATTGGGCAGGTAAAAGTAGAACTGCTCTGTTTCGTAGCGGGGACAGCGAACCAATCGCAATCTTGCTCGGAGAGACAGAAACAACAGAAGAAGGTGAAGTGTATGAACAGCGTTTTGAAAATGATTGAAAAACAGTCAGAAATCATCCAGCTTCAATCAGGAATCATTGATACCTTATAGCTCGAACTACTCCAGGGCGGCGTACTGACGGACACAGACTTAAAAGCGATTGAAAAAGCTGCAAAGCTGCAGGAGACGATGAACGAATAAAAAAAGGAAAACAGCCCCTTTCGGAGCTGCTTTTAAAAAATGAAAAAAATACTAACCTATGAAATTAGGTTATAAAATTATAATAACATATTTTACATGATACACAATGGTATTTATTGATACTATTGTGTATTTTTGTTCTCTAAGGAGGTGAAAACAATGAGAACAGTAGCAACAAAAAACAGGAAGAGAAAAAAGAAATATCCGTGGCGAATTATTTTAGACAATGGAAGACAGATTCCTGTCCCAAGTCAGCATGATTTCAAGAGCGACTTTATCCAGCATCATGGATGCAGTCTGGTGGCGTTTTACATGGCTCTACGCTACAAGGGCATCAAGAAAAATATGCAGCAGTGTCTTGCTTATGTAAAGAAGAAATTGAAGTGTGGCGCAAAGTATCCGCTCACGGAAATTGCGAGGGGAATCAATATGATCTGCTCAGGGAAGCCGGCAACTTATCACAAATCTTTAACGACCGAACAGCTAAATGTGAAGTTGAAAAAAGGCCATATGGTCCTGTTTGAAGAGGGCAACCCGACTCATACCGTGGTATTGCTTGTGGACTCAAAAACGGGAAAGATTTGGAGGTTTTCGGACGGAAAGAAAAGTGTAGTAACTGTTAAGAAAGAAAATGTACGAAGGTGTACGAACAAAACATACAGAGGCGTAGTAATTGTAAAATAGGAGGAAAAGTTATGAAGAAGAAATTATGTTTAATGTTAGCAATGCTGCTTGTAGCCGGAATGATTATTCCGTCAAATGTTTCAGCAAGGACTGTTAGTAGAAATAATTATAGAAACATGATTTATGCAGCGGTATCTCCACGGCCTAAGGCAACAGCAGTGCAGAACAAATACGACAGTGAAAAAGATAGGAGAGTCATAGAGTACAAGTGGACCCCTGCGAAAAAGGCAACCGGATTCGAGAATCAATTTTCGAGAGACCCGAAATTTAAAAACAAGACAAAGACTTACATATATAAATTTTCCGGAAGCTCAAAAGCCCATTGGGCAGCTTTTGAGTGTGATTGCAAGAAAGATGATTGTGAAATGGTGCATGGAAAATATTATGTAAAAATCCGTGCATGGTACGGCAACTATCCAGGGAGATGGAGTAATGTATTAGTTTTTGCTGAGAAATAGGAGGGAAAGATTATGATTCAGGAAACGTTGAAATTACTTACAGGAAATTCATTTTTTGAAATTTTATTAATCGCTGTCGTATTAGACACTATCTTGGGAGTGCTCCGGGCGATTAAAGAACATAAGTTTAATTCTTGCGTAGGAATTGACGGAGCAATCAGAAAGGCGGCTATGCTGCTCAGTGTAGGCTTACTGATGCTTGTAGACATTATCATGCACATTAATATGCTCTTTATGATTCCGGAGCAGTACATAAAATTATTGGGTATTCAAAAATTAGGTGTATGCGAATTTTTCTGCCTGTTATTTGTTCTTTATGAGGCCGTTTCTATTTTAAAAAATATGACATTATGTGGACTGCCAGTACCGAAAAAATTGAAAGAACACATTAAAGAGGCATTGAGCGATATGACAGACGAGATGCCACAGGAAAGTAAGGAGGAATAGGCATGAGAAAATTAGTTGATGTATCGAGTTATAACGGAGTCGTAAGCTGGGAAAAAGCGAAGACATACGGCTGCCAAGGTGCTATCTTAAAAATCATCAGAAAAGATCTGAACAGAGATAAAAAGTTCAACGAGAATTATGCGGCTTGCAACGAGAACGAAATTGCCTGGGGAGTATATAATTACTCTTACGCAACTACAGCGACAAAGGCTAAAAGTGACATGGAGCTTGTCTGTGATATTCTTGATAAAATTGATAAAACACACTTTGAGTATGGCGTGTGGTTTGATATCGAGGATAAGGTACAGGCATCGTTAAACAAAACAAAGATTGCCGAGATTATTAACGCTGCACAGCAGGTTGTAGAGAAGAGAGGTTATCTGTTCGGCGTTTACACCGGCATGAGTTATTACAACGAACATATTGATAGAAAACTCGTAAAGTGTAACAATTGGTGGATTGCAAGATATTACAACTCAAACAAACGTATGCAGATTGCAACTGCACCAGATCAGGAGAAAAAGCCAGACGCGGCCAATATTGCATGGCAGTATACTAGCTCTGGTAGGTTTCCGAAAGTCATTTCGACTGGCAACTCTGGTAATTTTGACTTAAATGTAGTGTATAAAGAGCCAACGAGTAAAAAGGTTGAAGAGACTAAGAAAACTCCGGCTAAGACAAAGACTGTATATTATCCTAAATATCGTGGAAAATCCAGTTCGATTGTAGATGCCCTGAAATCATTAAAAATCAATTCTTCGAAGAAAAACAGGGAGAAAATTGCAACTTTAAACGGCATTAAAAATTACAAAGGTGGCGCATCACAGAATACGAAGTTGATTAATTTGCTGAAAAGAGGTAAACTTATTAAGAGTAAATAACTTGTGTAGAAAATAAAAAACAAAAGTTGTTTATATTATAAGTAGATTTAGAAATACACAGGTAATACACAAATAAATTGAACAATCCAGTATTTAAGCGGATTTTCAGAGCGTTTCAGTTTCCGTTGAAGAAGCTGCTAAGGCAGGTAGATTCTAAATTTCAATCATTGAAAACTTTACAAAAGTGGCATAGATAAAGGCTCTATGCCACTTTTATTGTTTGTGTAAAAATATAGAAATTGAACATTCAAAATGCAGAAAAATGGCGAAAAATCAGCTAACAATACACAAATAATACACAAGTAATACACGCGTAATACACGCGGTAATACACAAATTCAAGCATAGAAAAACCGAGATAGCAAGAGCTATCCCGGTGGATTTTAAACTATTTTTTCTAGTTCTTCTTTGAGCCAATTAACATCACGCTGCGTATAAACCTTTTCTGTAATATCTTCAATCTTGTGGCCGATCATATACTTGAGAGCATATTCGTCAACCTTATATTTCTTTGCCATTGTGGAAAAATGTTTTCGAGGATCATGTGGTCGATGTTCTGGGTTGAGCTTTAAAGTATCTCTGATTCTTTCAAAACGGTAGTTATATTTGTCATAAGTCATTTTAATATCGTTCTTTCGTTGACTGTCTATGCAGTTAATCAGATAATCACTTCCGAGACGAATTGCCTCATCATATTTTTGCTTAACCAATTCTCTGATTCGAGGGTGAATTGGAACAAGTCTGTCAATACCGGCATCTGTCTTTATGCCGCCGGTAAATTCCCAGTTATCTAAATCCACTCTATCCATTTCTATTAGCCCTAATTCTTGAGGCCGCCATCCAGAATAGCATTGAATGAGAACTACATCCACGTAAAGAACCTTATCAACATTTGCCCATAATATTTCCATTTCCCTATCGGTAAAAGGAATGTGCTGCCGTTTGGCTTCTGCTTTCTCTTTAATGATATCATCGGATAAATTAAAAGTTCGGGCATAGTTTCTATCAACAATTTCATATTCTAAAGCATAATCAAGCATAAGGTTAAATATACTTTTGATTCGTGACTTTGTTCCGGCGGAAGCTGTCTTCTTTACTCCACGTACAACAGCCGTACCATCATCAATACATCCTTTTATATGCCTTGCCCGAAGGTCTCTTACTTTTATATCGTATACATCAGAGCAGTAAGCCCACGCAGAAGTAATAGTTCGTTGTCCGGATTTACCTTTCAAAGATTGAAAATATTCCTTGCTCCAGCGTTCGTATAGCTGCATTACTGTCAGATTATTATCCAAATCATATGGTTGTTCATTATAAGCGGCCAGAGCCTGCAAAGCTTCCTTTTTTGTAGGATAGTAGCCAAGAGTTGTATATTCCTGCTTGTATTTCATTGTTTTTTTATCAAGAGACCAACCGGTAGTTTTTCTCGCTCTCCATGGATTCCTTCGATTTCCAGAGAGTTTATGTACTGATCCATAGCCATTAGGTAACTTCATTATTCTCATCCTTTCGAATTTTGGGTATAAAAAATACACCCTATACATTTTGTAGGATGCGTGTTATAATCTAAGTGTTGCAGAGATTATCAGCCATCCTGGTTGATAGGTAACTTGAAATCCGGTATTGTCAGTACCGGATTTTTTTCATTTATAGGGTCATTATACTCTGTGCAGAACATATGTGCAAGAGAATGTTGAAAAATGTTAAAAATTGATGATTAAATAAAGACTTTTTTAGAAAATTATGTTATAATCCCATCGTTGCTGCTCCCTATACTGGTGACGGAAGGGAGGTGCACAAATGATATCATTATACTCTTTTCTTTTTTCGGTATTGGCTGGTGTAGCATCTGGCATCCTTGTTGAACTGATCATGGCTATACTTCGCAAGTGGTTTGGCCGGAAAAAGAAGTAAAACAAACGGCAACCAAGCCCAAAATAAAACCCCTCGGTATTAGCGGTACCGAGGGGTTTTTGGTGCATAAATGATATCACCATTTACTCTTTTCTGGCTTCAATATATCATATTGGGTCAGATAATTCAAGTATATTCTGGTTTTGAAATTTTATGTATGATTGTGCGATGCAAAATTATTGAAAAATGTAAAGTGAGCTAAAAGGTGCCTCAGGAGATTTCGGATATGTGAAAACCAGTCTTGGGGTAGGTTTTTTGCACAAAAACGCATGTTTTTTGATGTAATCTGTAAGGTTTTCCGTAAAAGAGCATGTCATATCCTATAAGAGGGGAGGCTTCTGGAAACCTCAATATGCGATTTTTTTAGTCTGTATACTGAAAAATGCGTATTTAGTCAGAAAGCTGTCTACAAAAAAGAAAAGAGCAGCGGATGAGCTGCTCTGTTATGTAAAGAGATGTAAAATTATTTAAAGATGTAAATAGCAGAATTTTCAGCATTGATATAATCAGAGTAATCGTATGAAAAATGTTCGCCAATTAAACTTATTTTATCTCCTTCTTTTGGAAGAAGGTCTTCGGTAGTATTTATAAAACAAGGTAACGTGTTGCCAGGACCGTTATTAAGATAGATTACATAATTAGCGAATCTGTATGCGGATGCATAATTATACTCATCAGAAGAGGTATCTACGCTTTCTAGATACTCCTCTTTGTCATCATCGGATGTGGTTATTTTCTCTATGGAATTTACAGTTCCCATAATCCGCTCTGAACCATCAACCGCTATAGCATCAGTTACATTATCGGCAAATTTAACTTTACTTATATCAGGGGATTTGATTTTGCAGTCTGAAAGGTATTCGGATATATATTTTGTACCTTTTTCCTCATCTTTCTTTTCCGCAAAAAGAGTTCCCTCGATTGCTACATTACTACCAGGTTCTAATAGTGCAGGTGAGTTAGGGTTTTCCGAAAAAAGGCACATAAATGTTGTAGAATCAAAGTCTGCATCTTCAGAATCAGGTTCAAAATCTTCATCTTCATAATCATCGGATTCTGTATCCTCGTTGGAGTTTTTACTGGTACTTATAAACAAGAATGAAGGGTAGGTCGTATCAACCTTTCCCCTGATGATAATAGTTTGATTTAAAGAAAATCCACCAGACTCTGCTTCCTTTTTAACAAGTTCAGTATATTTGGAAGACTGAAGCTCGTCTTCACTCCAGTATTGAGTTTTTTCTTCGATAGAACTAAGTATTTTCCTGTAAGTTGGAAGAAATTCGTCAATATTATATTCTTTAACCGAAGAAGTTCCAGAAGAACATCCACACATTCCAATTGCTAAAATCATAGCAAGTAGTAATCCTAAAATTTTTTTCATAAGTTTTTCCTCTTTTAAATTTATTTATTGTAGTTCTGTAAATTTATTTGAGATCTGCTCGGTAAGGTTTTTCTGCTGTGTAGCAGTTAATTGACTTGATGTTCTAATCAAAACAGTACCAAGAACAATGTGAGAGCCTGAATCCATCATGCCATTTCCATCAAAAGAAGCAAGATAAGATTCCCGTTTCTTTGCATCCTTGGCAGAAGCAAAGACTTCAATAGCTCCACCGCCCTCTGTTCCCTTTTCAGCAATGGTATTACCATAAACATAATCCTGTTTTACTTTCTTACTTGAGAAATACACACAAGCGGTATATCCACCGTTTTTATTTAAAAGCCTATTAGTATCTGTTTTTTCGGTAACGGCTTCAACTCCGGAAATACTCTTAATCTGTTTCAAACGTTCCACTACAAAATCTTCCGAAGGATTTGTTACCTGTTTAAGCTGTTTGATGCTATTTTCCAAATTAGTCTGTGCCTCAGAAAGAGTAGCTATAATATTTGAATAATCCGGAATGGTAGATATTTTTTTAGTTGCTGCATTAATATCATTTGTCTTCTTTGGCATTTCTGGAACTTTCATTTCAGTTTTTTTAGCATCCGATAATTTACCTTTTGCTGTGGTGAGTGTTGCTGGATCCAGGGGTTCTTCTTTTGAATCAATTACAGATTTGAGAGAAGATACTGCCTCGTCTAATGGCTTATTACTTTCTTTTAAAGCAGAAACTGCCTTATTGAAATTAGCAACAGCTTCATCATGTGGCTTTTTGTACTGGAAATACCAGAAACAGGAACCTGCAACAATAACTATCAAAAGAATGATTATTGCAGGTATTATCTTTTTCTTTTTCATAATTTCTTACTCCTTTTTATGTATTAATGAAAAAATCAAATAGTTACAAGTAAAATTATACAACAAAATATGAAATAAGTACACAAAATTTGGAAGAATAATAGAGGAAATTATCCCTACTATACAAACCGATAAAAATGACAAAAAAACTTCTACAGAAAAATATTTGATTCGCTATTCTGACATACTATTAATGGTGAGAAATTTAATTCCAAAAATTATATATTGACGAAAATATGTTCGGGTTATATAATGGAATAAAATCGAACATACTTTCGGAAGAAAGGAGCGTTACATATTCATGGAAAGAAGAGAAAATGATGAAAGAACTAAAAGATTTCAAAAGAAAAAAGAAATAGTTCAAAGAGTAATGAATAACACAGAAATTGAAGAACATCTTGACATGTTAGTAGGCATGGCTGAAGGCATTGAGGAAGAAGAAAAGAAACAGGGGATTTAGCCCCTGCTTTTCTATTTCATGTTCAAAAAACGTTCCGCAAACTTCCAGAAAAGTTCTTTATCTTCTGGAGACAGTTCATAGTATTTCATGATTGCCGCTTTTGCCTTTTTGTCTGTTATACCTATTTTGGCACAGATTTTTCCATAATCTAAATCTGTACTACTCTCTTTTACACCTTTGCCGGTTCGCAACCATTCTTCATTTATTTGAAATGTATTGCAAATGTCTGAGATAGTCCTGTCGGACATATTTCTATTTCCGTTTTCAAATTGATTTATGAAATTTCTTGAAAGTCCTACTTTTTTAGCAAATGCTTCTTGGCTTAATCCTTGTTCTTTACGAAGCTCTATGATTCGATTACGCATAAGAAATCCTCCCTTCATAAGCTATGGTATAACAAAAAAGTTTACATGTCAATAAAAATCTAGTTGACATGAGTCTACATGAGTGCTAAAATATGTTTACAACGAAACATAAAGGAGGGAGCAAGATGGCAGAAACATTACAAACAATGATAGATGATGGTAAGCGTATTGCAAATTTATTTGAAAAATTAACAGATAATGATAAAAATATGGCTCTCGTCTATTTATCGGCATTACTGGATAAAGAATTAGCTGATACAGAAAGAGCTGAGAAAGCAGGATAGGAGGCGAGATATGGATGAAAATAAAGAAGAAATCCAAAAACTGCGTAAGCAAGTCAGAAATTTAAGAATAGCATTCTTGCTTACGCAGATGGGATTTCTCATTATTAGTATTATTTTTCAGATTCAGTATTGCCGGATGATGCATTATTATCGAGAGATTTTTCGATTGAATCAAGAGATTTCTCAATCCTTGATAGATGTAAATTCTGTTCTTCGACTGCTTTCTTTAAAGATTGCAGGGATCCTGATTCACTAGAGGAAGATGTATCTATGCTATGTAATAAATCATAAAGAAGTTGGTTCTGAGTCTGGAGAAGTGCATTTTGAGTTTCATCAAGTTGAATTTGTTGGGTTTCAGATTCAGTAGGACCTTGGTTGGATTGATATAAGGCGATTGATGTGCTCAAAATAATGGATACCAGTAAAGAAATTATACTGATAAACACATCCGTAGACATTTTTACTCGGTATTTTCCAAGAGGAATAGCTATTGATTCAGGAATTTCGAATGTCTCAATCGAATCCTTATCAAGAGTTACATAATCTTCATTTGGAGGGGAAAAATTTTCAAAAGTGTTTGCTGATTCGGTATTAAATGAGGAAGAGATACTCTTAGTTAATTCTTCACTTACCAAATGAGCAATGCCGGCGGCACTAGATATTTCAATTGATTGCTTAGCAATATTACCAGAAAGTGCTGCGGCTGAAACAAGTGAGGATGTATCCCATTTTCCAGCCGAAGAAGTAAATCCCTTGATATATGATTCAAGAATTGATTTCCCTATACTAGAAGCAGGCAACGCTTGTACTGATAACGAATTACGAAGCTCAGAGATTAAAGCTTTCGTGTCAGAAGTTTTCCAGTTATCAGATTTTATTAAATCATCATTCACAATAATAACTCCTTTCTTTCATACTCGGACGTGCCAGCGTCCTGTATAAAAAGAATATGAGAGAATTTATGAAAAGTCAAGAATAGTTGGAGAGGAGGTGAAACCATGACATTTTCCCAAAAGTTAAAATACATACTTTCAGAACAGAATATATCTCAGGCAGAGCTATCCAGATTAACAGGCATAAATAAAAGTTCTATCTGTCAGTATCTATCAGGCAAAAACATACCATCCAAGAAGAGACAGGGCGTGATTGCTACAGCAATAGGGATGCCAGAAGATTACTTTGGAAACGAAAACTTCAAAGAACCAAGTATACCATATCCTAAGATTCCGCGACTTACACTCACGGAGACGGCTGGAATCATGGGCGTGTCACAGCGAGCACTTGCACTTGCTATTCAGCAGGGTATGTATTCATGGGCGCAGGCTTTGCCAGGGAGAAACAAGAAAAGACCTATCTATTTTATTAATGCCATTACGTTTGCTAAAGCGCAGGGAATAGATTTGGAAGAATATAAAAAATGCACCTGCGAAGCGGCAACTCCAACAGGCGCATAGAAAATAACTCAACTAAATTGTAACACAAAACCAGAAAAATGGAAGGAGAAAATTATGAACGAGGAAGAAAAGACTTTGAACTTAGATGATGTTAAGTTTTTGCTTGAAAAAATACACGCAGCACAGCAGGCGGGAAATCATGTCATTTTTAGACATAGTAACTACTCGACAGAAGTAATTGCTATGGAGGGCGAAATCTCTGAGGAAAAAGAATGGGATAAGCAATTTTATATGCATAATAACGCACCAGAGGAGCAGAAAGCTACATATAATGAATGCATTTTGTATCTTGAAAAACTGGCAGGTGAGAAACATGACAATTAATTTTGTATTACACAAGTACAACCAAACAGAAACTGCTCTCGAACTACAGCCTACATCACCCCGCCTCTTAAAGCGGAAAGCTGCGCTGGAGTGGTGGATTGCAAAGAACATAAAGGAAAACGAGGTGTCGAAATGAAGACAATTAAGATAACCGCAGATAATAAGATTTCTATCGTGGATGTGGATTTTAGCAACAATAGAGCGATCATGGATGCCATGGGCGGTCCTGTAGAAGTAGTTACAACAAATGAGTTGTATGATTTTTTTAAGTGCCCCGTTCTTATGATGTTGGATAAAAACAGTTACAAACCTAAAGATGTAAATGGTTTTTGTCCAAGCGCAAATGCAGTAGCCTCCTTTTTGTACGGTTATGTCAAAACTGGTATACCAGTTTTAGGCGATGTTATTTTGGCGCAACCGGCAGGGGGGCGCATAGAAAATTTAGAGGGTGTTGGAGAATTGGAAGAAAAGATGCAGATGTTAATGCAGCGTTTTAGTTTTCTGGAGACAGTACAGAAAGGATGGTAAGCAATATGAAGTTAAATAAAGTAGTAAGTACGTTAGAAATGCCACATGAAGAATGGCTGCGTTATCGAAAGAAAGGCATCGGTGGTTCCGATGCCGGAGCTATCTGTGGGGTAAATAAATATAGAAGTGCTGTATCCGTATTTTTAGACAAGACTACAGAACAGACATCAGGGCTTGATAACGAAACAATGAGACAGGGACGAGATCTGGAGCAGTATGTAGCAGAAAGATTTTGTGAGGAAACCGGAAAGAAAGTAAGACGGGCAAATGCGATATTTTCTCATTCCGAACTTCCTTTTATGCTTGCCAATGTAGACCGCCTGGTCGTTGGGGAAAATGCAGGACTTGAATGTAAAACAGCATCGGCTTTTTCTGCAGATAAATGGGCAGACGGTTCTATCCCGCTAGAATATGAAGTGCAATGTAATCACTATATGGCTGTAACTGGTGCAGAAGCCTGGTACATCGCCTGTGTAATCCTCGGAAAAGAATTTATTTGGCACAAGATTGAAAGAGATGAGGAACTGATTGCCACGATTGAAGAGCTGGAAAAAGATTTCTGGCAGAATAACGTAATTGCAAATGTTATGCCGGCGCCAGATGGTTCTTCTTCTGTAGATTCTTATATCAATTCCAGATATGCAGACAGTGATCCAGAGCAATCTGTTGATATTACTACATATGAGGAAGCTTTAAAAAGAAGAGAAGAAATCACCGTATTGGAAAAGAAGCTTGGAGCAGAGAAGAAACAGATTGAGCAGGAAGTTAAGCAATATATGCAGGAAGCAGAAACAGCATATAGCAACTCATATGAAGTGAAATGGAAAACAGTAGAGAGTAAACGAGTTGATACAAAAAAATTGAAGTCAGAGTATCCAGAAGTTTATAAAGACTGTATTAATGTAGGAAAAAGCAGACGTTTCACTGTAAAAGGTATTGCGTAAGGAGGATTCAACATGGGAGTAAAAGAACAGTTAGTCGAAAAGAAGAACCAGAAAACAAAGCTTACAAAGAACATGAACATTGAAGATATGATTAAAACAATGAAGCCAGAAATTGAAAAAGCTCTTCCAAAAGTAATCACACCAGAAAGATTCACAAGAATGGCTCTTTCGGCAGTTAATACGACTCCAAAGCTTGCAGAGTGTAGCCAAATGACGTTTTTGACTGCTTTGATGAATGCCGCACAGCTTGGATTAGAACCAAACACGCCACTTGGACAGGCTTATCTGATTCCGTTTAAGAATAAAGGAAGATTAGAATGTCAGTTCCAGATTGGATACCGTGGAATGATTGATCTAGTATATAGAAACGAGGACATTCAGACGGTACAGGCTCATTGTGTTTACGAGAATGATGAGTTTGAATATGAACTTGGATTAAACCCAAAGCTTGTACATAAACCAGCCACAAGCAACAGGGGAGAACTTCTTCTTGTATATGCCTTCTGGAAGTCTAAAAACGGTGGTTTTGGATTCGAAGTGATGAGCAAAGAAGATATCGATCAGCACGCAAGAAAGTATAGTCAGTCTTTTTCTAGCAGCTATTCTCCTTGGAAGAAAAATTATGAGGAAATGGCAAAGAAGACAGTAATTAAGAAAGTTCTTAAATATGCTCCAGTGAAAGCTGACTTTGCCAGAGCGATTACTTCGGATGAAAGCATCAAATCAGAGTTATCTGTCGATATGTCAGAGGTTGTAAACGAGCAGGAAGTAGAGACGGTAGATGCAGAGTATAGCGAAGTGCCTTCTGATGAAACATCAGGGGATGAAGGTGTGAGCAATGAGTAGTATCAGTTTTACTGTGCCCGGCCCTCCGAAAGGAAAGGCCCGGGCCAGAACCGTACATACAAACGGTCGTACATTTTCTTATACTCCAGATGGAACGGTACTTTATGAGAATCTGATAAAGACTTGCTATTACCAGACTGGGGTTCGTCCCTTTGGTGCGGATGAGGAGCTTCGGGCTGTGATTGTTGCATATTACCCGATCACAAAGAGTACGAGCAAGAAAAAGCGGCAGCAAATGCTTGCCGGTCTTATCCGGCCGACAAAGAAGCCGGATTTAGATAATGTTATAAAGAGTATCTTAGACGCGTTAAATAAGGTCGCTTATCATGATGATACGCAGATTGTCTCGTTATCCATGGAGAAATTTTATTCAGACTCTCCAAGAGTGGAGGTCAGTATAAGTAACTTAGAAAACAAATCATAGAAAATTAAATATTGAGTCCTGAAAGGAGTCTTATGACATATTTAGATATGCTCAATAATTTTTACGATTTTTGCGAGTGCAACGTCGTTTCTGGAAATGCGCAATTGCTTTTTCATACACTTTTAATGATCAACAATAGGTGCGTTTGGGAACAATGGTTCTCTCGCACTAACGTAAGTCTGAGCGAAAGAATGGGTATTAGTGAGAAAGCCTTTATTCGTGCCAGGAACGAGTTGAAGCAACTTGGGTTGATTGATTTTATATCTTCAAAAAAGCGAGGGACATGCACTAAGTACTGCATTTTGTACAATACAAATGACAGTACAAAAGAAGTACAAAAGAAGTACAAAGGAAGCACAAAGGAAGTACAAAAGGCTGACATAAATAGATATAAGACAGAGACTAAGATAAAAAAAGATATATCTGACGATATATCTAAAAAAACACGCACAATCTTCAAACCACCGACTATTCAGGAAGTGAGGGACTACTGTGAGCAAAGAGGCAACAGTATCGATGCGGAGTATTTCGTAGATTTTTACACATCGAAGAACTGGATGGTGGGGAAGAACAAAATGAAAGACTGGAAGGCGTGTGTGAGAACTTGGGAACGTAATAGCAAGCAGGAGAACCCCGCTAAGCAGCAGGCAAGCAGGAATGGATTTCACAATTTTGAGCAGCGTGAATATGATTACGGTGCACTGGAAGAGAGGCTCACGGGAGGTAGATAACAATGATAAAAACAGACACTGAAAAATTGACTGTAGAGATGGAAGGGAATCTTGCGGACTACATGATGGATTTCGTGCTGATTGTAGAAGGAATAAAAGAAGAAGTTTTGAGAGAAGACTTAAGACATATGAAAGAGATTGCTAATATTGCCTTTGATACAGAGAATCCAGAAGAAACAGCAGAAAAGATAGAAGAATATTTTAGTCGCTTAAAGCTGGACACGCCTCTTTAGAGGATTTTTACATTACAGCAACTTGTTAACCGCTCCATGTGCGAACACGGAGCTATATGCCATTGATTCCCCGGCAATGCCGGGGAGAAGGAGTAAACATGACAGAAAAAATTTTAAAAAATAACCAGGCAGTAGTCGCAGGAGAAATTATCTCTGATTTTGAATTCAGCCATGAGGTTTTTGGAGAAGGATTTTATTTTGTAAAGTTGAAAGTGAGCAGACTCAGTCACTCAAGTGATATTATTCCGTTACTTGTATCAGAACGGCTTATTGATGTGAGTGAATCGCATATAGGTCAGTTTTTGGAAGCTCGTGGACAGTTCCGTTCGTATAACAAACAAGAAAGCGATAAAAATCGCGTGGTTTTATTTTTGTTTGCAAAAGAGATTGAGATGATAGACAGTGCAGAGAATCGAAATCCCAATGAAATTTTTCTTGATGGATATATCTGTAAAGAGCCAGTATATAGAACAACACCTCTTGGAAGAGAAATTGCAGATGTGTTATTGGCTGTAAACAGGGCTTATGGCAAGTCTGATTATATTCCGTGCATATGTTGGGGACGTAATGCGAGATATGCAGGTAACCTTACAGTGGGAAGCAGGATTCAGTTACGGGGACGTATTCAAAGCAGAGAATATCAGAAACGAATTGGAGAAGGTAAGGTAGTTGATAAGATAGCTTACGAAGTTTCTGCAAGCCAGATGGAATACATCGAGGAGGAAGAATGAAGAAGATTGAAATAGATATCCCTCTTGAGGCTTACACAGACAATGTCAGAAGAATCATCGAAAGAAGCTTACATGATTTAGAAGCAGAGCCCCCCTATTTGACTTCATTTCTTTGTGATCCGAAGCTGACAGAAGAAGACTTAGAGACAGCACTGCATATCTTAGAAAAAGCAGGAACAGAATTAACAAAACAAAAGTTTATTAGAGCAGAGTTGGAAGCCAGAAAAGAAGTAGTTAATCCGGAAGTATTCCCAGAAGACTTAAGAAAGGATTGGGAAGATATGCGAAAAGCTGCAGAAAGGAGAAGAAAGAGATGATTGACGAAAAAAGACTCATTAAGGAATGTGAAGAGAGATTACTTGTAGGCACAAACGTAATTAAGCTGATTGAAGAGCAGCCTAAAATTTGTGAATGGATACCGTTAGAAGAAAAAACACCCCAGAACGGAGAACATGTATTGTTATCATTTGTAAATGAGAAGCAGGAGCCGCTTGTAGGCACTTGGAAAGTAGATGATGAGGGAGGAGCTTTTTATGCTCCATTTACAGGCAGAACATATGCATCTTTAGGTTGTTTTGTAACAGCATGGATGCCGCTGCCAGAACCGTATAGACCAGATGATTCTATGAAAGACGAGGAGAGATTAGTATTATGACAGGATCATGTCAAATATTATTCGAAAATAAGCAAGAGGAATACGGATTAACAGACAAGGAAGTAGAAAAATTTTGTCAGGAAGGTTGCTCTGTAGATTGTGATATTTTATTAAAACAATATGCAGAGAAGCTGAATAAGAGGAAAGGAGCAAACAGATGATTAATCCATGTGTGAAATGTCCCGAAAGAGACCGTTGTGAGGGAATGAATCAGCCATGTAAGCAAGGTAAAGCCTACCAGAGATGGAAAGCTGGCTGCAAGAGAGTGGCGGAGCATACGAAACAGGTGAATAAGAGGAAAAAGTAAATTATGAGTAACGAATACAGAGTTTTAGAACGCATGCTCGTTGAAGGACAAATAAGCCGTCAGGAGTTTAAAGAGAGAATAGATGCTGAATATGATAAGTTGGAGCAGGAGCTTATGAATGATGAGATTGCACCGGATGAACATGTTGAGAGATATAATGTTTTGATGGAGCTGGAGCCTCAGTCGTTCGGACCACCGGAGTTGCATGAGCATATATAAGCGGAAATTTACAAAATAACATGAAAAATAAGAGATACTTGACAAAAAAACATTATACACAAGAAATAATAACCAGTTTATTTGTAAAGTAAAAGAAAGGGACGATTAAATGAAGAAAGCAAAAACAATTAAAATTTTTCCAGCACCGCATGTGGAAGTGAGATTGCATGTGTCAAAAGAAATGGCGGAAGACTACAAAGCATGTTATGACACAGGCGGTTTAGGCCAGATTTGTACAGAATGTAGCTGGTTTAATGTAAAGATTGGCGGGGCAGCGGTTTGTTGTATTAAAGGTCTGAGAAAAGAAACAAGAAGACAATTAGAAATGGAGCAAGAATGAGTATAACAGAAGCAATAGTAATCATAGTAGCGATAATTTATACAGGATTTGTATTTTGCATACTTAATAAGTGAGGTGGTAGGATGGATACACGAAATCACGAACACTATAAAGACAAGACAGCTCATGATGCGATTAAGGCAGCGGATAAGTCGCCGGATTCAGTGACAAGAACAATAAATGCAATGAAAGCGGTGGCAGCAATAGATGAACTTGAAGTATTCGGACGGATTAAACTCAGAGACAAGAAAACAGGCAAGATTTATAGATAGCAGGAGGTGGTTATCTTGAACATAAAACAGGTTCTCAATGATTATGTAGATGCCTGCGAGCTAGTCAGAGAGACGGAGTATGATATTGCAGAGCTTGAACAGAAACAGTCTGTAGTCACTTCTGACAAGGTAAAAGGCAGCATGAATGAGCATCCATATACACAACAGTCCTTTAACATCGAAGGGCTTGCGTATGATGAGAAACGCAATGAACGCTTGACGAAAGAAAGGGATATTCTTTCTAAGCGGAGAGAAAAAGCAAACAGCGTCAGACTGCAGGCACTAGAAGTCATTAACCAGGCACCAATCCGTATCCAGAGAATTATCCGCTTTCGATATGAGAAAAAACTTACATGGGAAGAAGTAGCCGATCGGATGAAAGGAAGTACCTCCGGAGGGTTAAAGATGGAACTTAAAAGATTTTTTGAAGAAAAATGAAAGTTTGTTACGAATGTTACACATGTTACGATGAAGTGTGTTAAAATTTAAAATTGAGAAGACAGGATAAGTAGTTTTCCTTTGTAAAACATTTTTTCAGAAGGTACTCCACAGAAATGTGGGGTATTTTTTGTTATATAAAAAATTCGTAGTAGTATGGAAATTTATCGATATATATTGTAAAATAAAGAAAAATGTTTTACGGAGGAAACAAATGGAAAGAAATATTATATCTTTCATGAATATGAAAGGTGGAGTTGGAAAAACAACAGTTTGTGTAAATATAGCCGGTTGTTTGGCTGATCAAGGTAAAAAAATATTATTGATTGATATTGATCCACAAATGAATGCTACACAATATTTATTAAATCCTCAAAATATTCAAAAAGTGATTGATGATAAATATACAGAAAAGGAAACTATTTACTGGCTTTATAAGGATAGTGCAGAAGATGATTTGTACGGTATTAGCGGAGAAGAACCAGATTCAGTTTCAAGCTCTGAAAGTTCTATAAGTGAGAAAATTATATATAATGTAAG